GCCCGTAAAGGGTGGTTCAAAAATGTCGGCCCAACGCCAATCATTTCCTACGTCCACTAAAATAATAATCTCCAGGCGACGGCGAGGCTTTGTAAGCCCCAGTCTACGCGTTTGGTAGATCCAAAAAAAGGTCGAAAATTGCTGATCCTTGGCCTAGAGCTCAATGAGACAGTGCGCAAAGGTAACGGGTTTGGACGGAAAGAGTGGAAACCATTTGGTCCGATTGAACGGATGGTTAATTACACCACAAAACCACTTCCCTAACCGCGCTTCTAGTGCTGACTCACCTTGAGATAGCTTGCGTCCTCAGGACACCAAGGGGCTACTCCCATAATTTTGGACCGACTACTCGTGACTGAGTTAACCCGGCAACGGAATCGTATTACTACGTCCGATCACCCTGTTATCATCAGATACCACCGTCGTCCTTCAAAAACATTTTCTTTTTTTCACGGGAGGCGCAATGCCTCTTCATTCACGGCCCTAGACGAAATAATTGTCAGACAGGTCTTTAAAAACCGACTTAAATGCCAAAGCACTATAAGCCGAAGAAAAAACACCACCATCTTTTTGCTTGAGTAGGTCGCCGACCAAGTCCTCGCGCGCGAAGGGACTAAGGGGAGGATTTAACTCCTCCCAAAGTACCCTGGGGATTCGCACCCCCTCGCGACGGACAGAGTCCCGCCACCAAGTTCGCCTTAAAGGCACCCATCTCCAACTACTGACACTTGGTCTATCCCGAGGTAGGAGTCCCCTTGCAGGGAAACCGATCGGCACATTAACCTTGTGAGCCCAGTAGTACTCACGCCTCCTCATCACCTCCGAGGACGCATCCTTCAACTCCCGAGCGGGAGTACTCCAACTCTGTAACAGATTAGGTATCCGAGTAGCGTTGGCACGCTCAGAAACCACTTTACTCTGTATACGGACGGTGTACTCCCTCCCGAGCTCCCACTTCCTCGACGCCATCCAGACCGCGGTGTCCCTCTTGAGTTCTTTCGAAACAGAATCATCAGGAACAGTGACAAACTCCTCAGAGCCCATAACAATGTTATGAGGACAATGAGCTGCTGGAAGTCGATCAATTTTCATCTGGTGGAGAACGTCATCTCTCCACAACAACCTCCCACCGCGAAAGCGAGACCACGCCCTTAGAGCGAGACGTCCCGTAAAACCCATGTCACTAGCAACACAACGCCATCGATAGATGGTCTTGGCATGCCAGCTTAGGAACTCCTCGAAGTTCAATAGCCAGGTTTTACGAGGGCCGACCCTTGCGAAAAGCAGAGCGGTGGTCCCCAAATTAGCAGGGTGGGTGACTTCTCTTAGCATACCCATACGAATCGTCTTGACAACATCGAGCCCATGAGGGGCCCAACGAAGTAGAGTGGAGTTAAGACTCCCATACTCCGTACTTACCGACGTTTTTGTAGGTTCAACTTCGAGACCTAAATCCCCGACTGTCTTCATCCACTCTTTGCTAAACGATAGCTCAGACTGGAAGAGGATATCATCTCCATTGATCAGGACCGGAGTCCCCTCAACCCCAGAAACATACTCAGCGTATCGAAACGCGATGTAGTTCTGAAGGCAGAGTAATGGGAAGCACAAGTAGCTTCCCATCATCTGCCCGCGGGTTGGGACAAAGGTTGAGACCAATCCTTCGTCGTCTTCGTACGAAAGCGATGGCCGCTGAGCGGCCAGAGCGTACCGGAAGACGGATGATGGCACGTGCTTGGCACTAGACCAAGCCACGTCAAGGATTGTCTCTGCGACCTCGATCGAGAGATTGTCGGTGGCAGACTTATAGTCACCACTGGTGAGAGGTTCATCCCTCGCGCGGTTAAAACCCGCATTTCGTAGCTTATCAGCCGTAATCTCGCCCCTTAAAAGCCACGGTTGCTTCGACAGTACGTCGTACAGCAGACCATGGAGTGGGCGGAGAGTGGCGGCCTCGGAAACAAACCTCGTCAAAGGACGAGGCTTGCCGGAAGAGTCCACGAGAAGCAATTCACCCTCAAGAGAGCCTGGAAGAGGCAGATTGAGGGACTCCTGCCACGCTTGCTGACCGACGGGTGCCAACTGAGAAAGTTGACCGCCGTGCTTGCGTGATTGGCCGATGCAGGAGCCAAGAGAAGGTGAAAAGGTAGAAACCTTGCTACCCCATCGGAAATCCCAACCTTTCGTAAAAATCTCAGCAGAGACTCTACGAGCGAAGGAAAGGTAACCGACAGGCAAGGATGGAGGAGGGCGAGAAAGCCGGACCCGGAGGTCCCCTAACATGCCGTGCTTCAAGCACTTACACGACGCCGGCAAAAGTTTCTTGATTGACTGAAAAGCCATCTGGGCCTCCTGAGAGGCCCCGTCAAGCTCAACAGACAAAAAAGTCTTCAATTGCTTTAGCAAATCGGCACAAGTGTGTATGCGAGAAGGGCAGAACATGGGGTAAACACCGGGGTGAATTCGGCGAATGGACGAGGTGGCGCGCTGGACCACGAGTGTGGTACGGGCCATGAAATCGCGGCAAGGCCGCGGGGTTCCTTTGGGCAAGTAGAGGACAGAAGAATATCGGTTGTTATTGTAATATCTGGTGTCTGTCATACTTACTAAAGGGGGATGAGGGTTCTGCCGTTTCTAGATGCAGAGCCCACAACATTCTCCGAGCCCACTTTTGGATTCCGCAAGGGTCAACGCGGTATTATTAATTTAAACCGAGTCAGTAGGAAGGGTACTCCGAAAAGTACCCCACTCGAGAGGACTTCATTGTTCTTTCAAACAAATCTATCCTGGCGAGAGCCACTGGGTTTATAGGTTTTCTTACGAGAAAACTGA